TACAATCTTATTTTAATATATGGTAGGATATAAATAGGTAGTTTGAAAGGTTACCTAAGAAAAAACAAATCAAGAATGTTAGGGTAAGGGAATCCTTTCATAGTATCGAGAAAAGCTACGGTAGTGTGCTGTGCAGTGAAACTGCTAGTAAATACAAACTCTTTTCTAACCAGAAGAGGCAGGTTATTGTTTGCCTGTAGTATTTGCAAGGGTGGTATTGCCTATCATATTCTTCACAGCGGTAGGTTCCCGATTCATACGGACACATGGGAATAGCTTGGAAACTTCTCTACAGAAAATGTAGGGAGTGCCGAAAGGCTGAGTTGGGTACTAAAAATACCCTTACCCTAATTTTATTTTCGCTTGCCACCATCGTAGACAACAGCATGACCTTGTTTAACTATTTCTTCGTTAATGTTTAAAGGTTTCTTTTTACCCATGTCTTTATAAAAAACACCTAATACTCTACCGTACTTACCTTTACCTTGAGATTGCATTTGAATTTCATACATCTTATCATGAAGCATTAACTTTAACCATTCTTTAGCTGCAAGTCCTTTAGCTTTTTCTTTTAAATCTCTAGTTCTTGATTCTGGTGCATTTATACCAACCATTCGTACACGACACTTATGCCAAACATTAAAGCCAAGATCTAAACGGACATCAACTGTATCTCCATCAACTACTCTTAAAACATCTACTTTGTAATAATACATATAACAATTATAGTATTCTTATTTGGCACAAAGCGACTTGGTCTTTATACTGACATCAGATTAATTAATAGTTAATCTCCTAACTAAACATTATGTTTAGACTCAGATTGATGGGGACTTTGTGGACACTAGTCCCCATTTATCTTTAAAAAACTACTCCTCCTCAGAAGCAATTTCAGCTACATTAGCAATAGCTTTAATAAGGTTAAGTTCAGATTCACTGAACCCTTCCTTAGTAAGAGCTTTATTATAAAGGTCACTATGTAATGAAGTGTGCTTACGGTAAGCACCTTTTAGCCAAGATAAGTAAACTTGTCTTAACCTACTACAGCTTTTTCTAACAAAACCAGCATGATTGTAGTCTAAAAAGAGTAATCTACCGATAAATCTAGGCCAATTAACAGCCGTTTTTGTATCGTTTATATCCTTTCTAGCCCAACGGACATTGCTGTCCATCTGACCTTTACTGTAGTAAACAGCATCTTTATAACCGAGTTTGATTAAGCAATATAAGAAAAGGTGTATATGAGATAACCATGTAGTTGTTTCCCAACCAACATGACCATACCAAAACCCTTTTTCAGATCCACTATGTGAGTGGCCATAAAAAGGGTGCAACAATTCTGGATTGTTTAACCAATTAGCAAACTTATGTGAATGTTTGTGACACAATCGGAATACAGGTCTTTCACCTTCCCAATCGTCACAAAAATCTCCGTAACCACCTGAGGCTTTGAGGTCTAATCCCCCTTCACCATTAGGTAGCATTGGTAGTTTGCAACTACTTACGGCACATTGTCCGTAATGATTTGTTTTATTTTTAGGCATTAAGCCTCCTTATATTTATTCATCTCTTAAGGTTTAATGCCTTATTATTTATTTAATCTTTGCGTTAGGAACTTTTAACACACCACTATCACGAAGATTTTTGGCTTCGTCTATGTCCATTCCTTGAACGCTTTTTCTCTTTACTCTTGTCTCGTTTACAGCTGAACTAATTTGGTGTGCTAACTTAGAATCAGGGTTTTTAGCCCATCTTTCTTTTCGTTTTGCATTTATATGCTTCATTCGAGCTTTATCACCAGGCTCATGTGTTCGTTTCGCATTTCTTTCACGAATCGTTTCTCTAGCCTCATCATTAGTCCAATAATAGACTTGATACCTACTCAATCCTGTAATCTCAGCTACTTTAGTTTTTGTCATTCCTGACATAACTAATCTTCTAGCTTCATCTACTTGTTCTTGAGTAATGGTATATCTTTCGTCTAACTCTGTCATAGCTTTCCTTTCTCTTCAACAGCAATTATGATTTCTTCACATAATTCTCTTGGTACCATACTTCTTTTGTATGCACCTATTATTCCTTGAGTTCCTGTTTGTGCTTCTCTTGGTGCAGAAACATGACAAGGAGCACCATTTTTACACATAGGTTTTGGTGTCCAAACATCAAAGAATAAATTAGACCATAAATCTGTAGGCTTCATTCTATCATCACCATACTGACAATATGTTGCAGTTTCTCTTGGTAAATGTTCTACTACATTGAACTTTCTTAGCAAACCTCTAGGGTTTTCCATAATCCAATAAGCAGGACCTAGATAATCTATAATCTCTAAAGTCTTTTCTATCATTCTTATACCTTCTCCTGCAGCTGATGATCTAGGTGTTCTTGTACCATCTGGTTCAGGTGGATTCCAATGAAACCTACATCCTGCAATAGAAAAAGTAGTGCAAGGGGGACTTGCCCAAACAAAGTCTATACGAGGTAGACTTTCGTAATCAAACTCAAATATGTCTGAAACTATGTCAACCGTCTTATCAGGATTTTGTTTATAATCTGTTGTAATAACATTGTGTCCTCTTTCACGAGCAACATTGCCAAAACTACAGCTTCCTGCGAATAAATCTAATACTTGCATAATAATTCTTTCTTCTCCATACATATTAGACTCTATGTACGACAAAAAGGTTACATACTTTTTAAAGTTTTTTTATATTTTTTACTAATTTCGCCCTCATAATAGGCTTTATCTTGAATATATATGTAATCATTGGCTTTTTCAGGTCCAATATAATCAGCTAAACTATGTCTTTTACCGTATTGATTGATATTTTCTCTGTATAAATGACCTATAAGGAAGTGTTTTGTATTAGGAAAAATTAATTTAAAACCTTTTTTATGCAGATTTAATGTTTGTAAAGACTCTTCAGAATATTTTATTGCAGTTTCAGGTACTCCTGAATACTCTCCCCAATCTTTTCTACCAAAAACAAATTTAGAACAAATCATTTTTACAGGTATAAACTCTTGTGTACTCTTGGGAATAGTGCCTTTCCATTCTGGTACCCAATCTATAGGAATACCATAAGAATTTTTTCTATATGTTTTGTTTCCAGGCTCTAGTGTTAGTAATCTTCCTGTTCCATATAAAGTTTTCATAGGTGATCTAACACCATCTATATAACAATACGGAGCAGGCATTGCTGTAAGAAGAGTTTTTTTTGGTTGCAATTCTATTAACATTTTTAATGTAGCATCCCAATTTTTAGAGAACATAGTGTGTGCATCTATTTGTAAAACATAGTCTTCATCTTCATACATAGATTCAGCCATTTTTCTACCAACACCTACACCAATAAGTTCTTCTGTAAATTCTTGTGCCATTAACTTAAATTCAGATCCGTGTGATTTGTTTAAAATTTCTGTTACTTGTACTAAGTTATCAAGATTTTCTTCTTGCTTGTATAAAAGATAAATACCAAAAACTAAATTTTCGGGTTTGTCAGCTTTGTTTACTGCATCTTTAATTGTAGGTATAAGCTCTGTGTCGTCTAAAGAAGGCAACTTTATATAAGTTTTAGTCATTATCTGCTGCGTACAGAGCTCTCATTTGAGCCAAAGCATTGTCATCATTAGCATGACAGCCCATAATCTCACCATCAGTTGTCTTTTCGACACAATATTCTCCGTCTCTTTCAATTATTCTGTAAGGCATATATCAATTATAGCTCAATCGGGTTCAATCATGATACATTCACCAGGACATTCTTCTGCTGATTCTATCACAGCTTCTTCTTGTCCCTTTGGAACTGTGGCTAATCCCTTTGCACCTTCTTCATTGTCTTTTATTGCAGAATATACATGGTCGCCATCTTTTACATAATAAAGACCATCTTCAAGGCCTATAAAAACATCTGGGCATATTTCTTCACAAAGTCCATCACCTGTACATAAATCTTGGTCTATCCAAACTTTCATATCTTACACGCATCTCCACAATCGTCATCAAATTCTTGTGAAGTATCTACGAATACAGGATTTTCTGTAAACATATTCTCTGGAAGTACAAAATCTTCTTCCACTATTTACTACCTCCTAACGCACTACCTGTAAGTATTGCACCAAAAGATAAGTGAAACAAGCCACCACCTTTTAATGTAAACGGTTCGTGTTGTGAAACAAGCTTCTTTAAATATTCCATTTGTACTAATGGGTCTTCAATAGATTGTAAGTGTGACATATAATCAGCTAGGTCTAATCCCATTCTTGCTATGCCATAGTAAATCGGTACAACCATAAAGTCGTACACACATATTACTAAATAGACTATTAACGCAGTCCATCTCCATTTATCTGTCAACACGCACCTCCTTCACAGCAAGCTATTACTTTTTGTTTATAATGCGTACAATCTTTATTATAACAGTAAAGACCTGCTCTTATTTCTAGCAAAACTCCATTACATGCAGGACATGGTGGATTCATTCCTCTTCTTCATTACTAAAAAATAAAACTTTTGTAGATGATTTACAAACACTTGGACTTTGATGGCACATCCATTGATTAGTTTGGATGTGTTTAAGTGGCTCATTGCACTCTTTACACCTGTTAACTTTTTTTCTCTTCATTAATCTCCTTCATAACTTGAATAAAATACTTAAAAAAATTGTTGATGACAAATCCTAAATAGGTAAGACTGCCAAATGATATGATTCCTAATATTATAATTAATAGAATTTCGGTCATGTTACCCCCTTTCGGGTGTTTGATTACATGAGTGTGTTGACTAACACTCCTAGTGCAGAAACTGCAACTAACCAGCCACTAAGTTCCTGTCTTGATAGTTTAGTATTGACCTTTTCGTGTAATAGATCAATCCTCTTATCCATCTCTGTTTGCCCTTCAATTAACATTACGAGCATTTCTTTTTGAGTAAACCCTCCGTTTAAATCTTTATCTTTATGTACTGTCATTAGCACATTTCCTTTCGTCTACATTCTGGACAGTATCTATACTTGTTACCTTTTAGTTGATAAAAGTAGTCTGAGCAATTCCACTCTTGACAAGGTACCATCCTATCTGTTTGTAAATTAGTAATCATTGTTTTTTATTTTTTCTATTTATTATTGTCATAACTATTAACATTTCAATCATTTTTATATTTCTGTTCACAATGAGTACTGCCATATTTACAATTGCATATTTGAACAAAACCACCATTTTCTCTTACAGTTATTAGGCACATTTATTCTTCTTCCAAAATTTCTTGACCTTTTAAATCTAACAATATATCTTCAGCTGTTATTGTGTATAAATCAAAGTGGTTCACTATTCTTCTCGCATACCCATAGTCAAGAGCCAAATAGCAGTTGAGATTATAATAGCAATTCCCACTATGTCTTTGGCACTCCCGGTTAATGTTAACCAGGCAATAAAGAAACCTAATAATGTAAATATTTGTGCAATAGATTCTTTTACGGCTTTAATTAACCATTTACCTATTGCTTTTAATATTGTTGGTATGTATTTAATAATTTTATAAATTTGTTTGAAAGTCCACGAAAAAGCGTTAATGATTAACATAACTCCTTTATTAAGCCATTGAAGTAATCCTTTGACAGTTCCAATTAACATATCAACAATTGCTTTAATGACATCTATAATTCCTTTAAAAATACGAGTTATAACAACGCCTGATTGCTTAATACCTTTAATTACTATTTCTATTGTTTTTTTTGCTATGTAATAAGGTGCTCCAAGCATATTCCAAACTAAGTTAATTACTTTTTTAAACATTTATCTTATTCTCCTTACAGGTATTATTGATGCTCCCGCAATTATTTGACTAGCAATAATAACAGGAACAACAACCTCTTGAGCTTTTTCTTTCTGATCAGAGGTCATATCTGTACCTATTTCTGTAATAACAATTTCTTGTATATCTATATCTATTATAGCACCCACTGGGTCGGCGAGGAACTCTTCCATCTGAACCTCTGTAACAACATCAGCTAGTGTATAGTCTTCTACTTCAGCATTTTCAACTTTTCTTTCTACATATTCATCAACTGCTTCTGCAACAGTCTCATCTTCAGCGGCAGCTTCTGCTATTATCTGAACATCTTCTTCTTCTTCAAAACCTAATACTTCAGCAACTACTTGTACTTCTTCTTCAGATAACTCTTGTACTGTTTCTACATCAACAACTTCTGCAACAACTGCCTGTACAACTTTAATAGTTTGTTCATCAGCTACTGCAAGGCTTTCTACACCAACTTCTGCAATTTGTTCAACAACTACAACTAACTCTTCTGTTTCTAGTTCTTCAACAAACTCTTCAATAACTTCTTCAAGTTCTTCTTCATAAGCTTCTAATTCTTCCTCAGATAAATCTTCTAATTCTTCTTCTTCTAATATTTCAATATCTTCAGCTTCTATTACTTCAGCTAACTCTTCAGTATCAACAACTTCTTCAATAATCTCCTCAACAACTTCAACAACTATCTCAAGTTCTTCTTCAGTAAGTTCTTCAACTTCTTTTTCTTTGATTTCTTCATATTCTTCAACAGTAATTGTTTCAGGTAAAATTTCTTCAAGTATTTCTTCTTCTAGTTCTTCAACATAAGCTTCAACAACTTCCTTACGCTCTTCTCTATATTCTTCGTATTCTTCTTCTGTAAGAACTTCTATTTCCTCGTCAGATAATTCTTCCTCAAGTATTTCTTCTAATTCAGTTAACTCTTCTATAGGATCTTCATCAGGAAAGTCTTCAACAATAACTATTACTTCATCATCTTCTGGTATAGGTGTTACACGGTCTTCAACTATTATTTCTATTTCAGTTATATCAATATCTTCAGGTATTAATATAATTACAGGTTCTAACCACTCTTCATCCTCAAACTCTTCTAAGTATTCTTCTATGACTATTATTGTTTCAATAAACTCTTCAAACTCTTTTTCTATTTCTAATATTTCTTCTTCTGTAAGGCCTTCAAGTTCATCTTCAGGTATATATAAATTTAATTCTTCTAATTGTTCAAGATCATAAGTTTCCAATACTTCTAATTCTTTTGCATCTTTTTCAGCTTCAAATTCAAGTATTTCTTCAAACTCTTCTTCAGAGATTTCAACCCAACCTTCTTCTTCATCATAAACTTCATAAACAGGTTCATCTACAGGTACTTCAACCCAACCATCTTCAGTTTCTACTTCAATCCACTCTGTATCTTCGTCTTCATCCCATTCATCGTCATATTCGTCTTCATCCCATTCATCGTCATAAACTTCTATATCACCACAGTCTCCTCTTTCAATAGCTTCATCTGTTACATAACAGCCATACTCTGCTTCATTAGCTGCTCTTTGATTATCACGCTCAACAGTTCCATCATTAACATCATTTTGTGTGTAATTACCTTCAGATCCATCATCTAATACAATAACAATTATTTCTGTAGCTTCTCTATCTTTACGCTCAGCATCAGTTTCTAATCTACCTGTTTCAGCAAGATTAGCTTGAAGCTCAGCTTGATAAGCTGCTTCCGCGGCTTCCGCTGCCGCTTGTGCTTCTGCAGCAGCTGCTGCTTCTACAGCTGCAATATCATTTAAAACTTTTTGATTAACAACTGCTAAGGTTGGTTCAGTTGAATATCCTGATTCTAAACTAAGAGTTGTATTAATAGCTTTGATACTAAATACATAAGTATTATCAGTTATTGCACTATAAGGAATTGTGTATTCAGTATTTGTTATTCCTGTAACAATTGTGTCATCACTTGTCCCACTTATTCTGTAATACAATGAATAAGTTTCAGCAGTTCTATTACCAGTATTAGCTACATCCCAATCAACAAATACACCTGTATCGTAAACATTTTCTACTGTTGGATTCATAGGTGGACCAAGACTTGGTGGAATTGTTGTTGTAGTAGTAGTAGGTGTAGTACTAGCTATATCTACTGATATAGAACCGTTTTGTGGTCCATGACACCAACTATCATTTTGAGTACAAGCATAAATTAAAAATTCGTAAGTATCTTCTACTACATCTGTCCAAGTGTAATTAGTAGCATCTGCACTTATGCCTGTTACATAAGTAAATTCTGTATCATCGCTATCTTTATATGCTAATTTGTAACTTGTTTGTGTTGCCCAACCTGTATTAGGTTGTGTCCAATAAAATATAACACCTACATATTGATTGTCTTGATTTGCAGTAAGAGTAGATACACCACTAGCTACATCGGGTATTGTATAAGTAACTACATCTGTCCAACTAGAATATAAAGAGTTTGTATCATCATCTGACCTAATTTTAAAATAAAGAGTATCTCCAACTTCTAAATCTGTAAATGTAGAAAGTAAGTATTGTTTACTAAATGTATAAGCTGTATCTCCACTATTAGTTGTAGTTGCAACAGATAAGTTTGAGTTTTGAAAATTGTCATTACTAAAAGCTACTGCATATCGTTCTGGTGTATTTGCATAACCTGTTGGTGCTGTCCAAGTAACTCCTACTGCACCACTATGTAAGTTTTGTGTAGTTGCTAAGTTTGTAGGAGGACCTATACCTGCTGTAAGCCCATTATCATACTTCCAATATATTGTATCTATACCAGACCAATCAGATACAGTAACAATAAAAGTAGTAAAGTATTTACCAGAAATAGTCCTAGTTATATCTTCGTAAGTAGAAGTATTTTGAGCATTGTAACTAATCGTATCGCTAGTACTGTCTGAATAATTGTATTGAATAGTATAGTTTTCATTTACTCCTGCCATTCTAAAACCAATTTCAGTTATGTTATGGTCAGAATGAGGCAAGGTAAATGTATAAGAAGTAGCCTGAGCACCACCTGAGTAATTATCTTTTAAGCTTAAAAAGTATTGTCCACCAACACCACAACAGTTTTGGTCATTTCTTATTGCAATAGTGCCTGTATTAGTTGGTATCTCTAAATCTGTTACTTGAGAACCATTACTACCATCAAATGTCTCTGTTTCTGTTACTTCTACGGCTAGAGCTGATTCAATTGGATATATAGGAACAACTAAAAGAATTACTATTAATAGTCGTGCAAAAGTATTGAATTTATGTAGCAACAGTTGTTCACTCCTCTTCTCCTAATCCGTAGCCACAATGAATATCTTCTAATATGTCATCTTCTCCCAATTCCTCATTTACCCCGTTGATAGCGTTAATAATTTTTTGTTTGTTCATGTTTTTTTTCTTCTATCAAATTGACTAAAAACTTCATCTATCTCATCCATAGTAAGAACTCCGTCGTCTAAATATGCTCTTGCTATGTCTTCTGCAACTTTTACACAACCAAGTGTCCCTGCTAATAAAACAGCACTAATTATATCGACACCTATAAGTGTTCCTGCACCTATAGTTGCTAAACCATTAGCAATAAAAGTTGCAAGCATACGACCTAATATTTTTTTTACTTTTTGTAATTTAGTTACTTTTTTTCTTTTTTTAGCCATGCGAAATACCTTTCCATAGAAAAGGCGAGCCCAAAGCTCGCCCATCTATCTAATTATAGTATGTTGATACTGAGTTCGTTTATCCCTTAGGGATCTTAGACATAAACGGAAACGGTGCATCTTCAAGTGCGTTCTGTATAGCAGAAACAGCAGCTGAAGCTCCCGCAATCGTTGCAGCCATTACGACATCAGCTTCAAACATACCAGCTTGATTGGCCATTATTACTGCAATAAAAGACTGAGCAAAAGTTCTACCCGCTCTTATTAATGCAGTTCTCCAATAATCTGGCATAATGTACATTATTCCTTTCTGCCAAAAGTTACATACCATGTCTGTGGACCTACGATTCCATCAACAATTAATTCATTAACGGCTTGAATTTGTTTGCATCTTTCGGCGTCTTCTTTTTTAAAGTACCCATCAACTACTACACCACCTGCCTGGTCTTGCCAAGCAGCTACATCATCTCCATTTAAATTGGGATAATCGTGGTATAAAACTCTACCAGACCAATTTGGGATTTGTCTAGCGTTCTTTCTTTTCTGCAAAGGTCATTTTCCATGTATGTAGATCTAGTTGCCCTGTCACATCTATACCTAGTGCTTTTTGTACTGCTTTTACCTTTGTTTCTGTTCCTTTTCCAAACCAACCATCAGTTCCAATGCCTACTTTCTTTTGCCATAGCTTTATATCTGCATGTTGCATCATTGGGCTTTTGACATAGAAAGGTCCATGAAACTCAGGAATCATTGAGAAATCATAAACCATTGATTTTTCTTTACTATCGTCTACTTTTGGGCTTGAAACTTGTGTTGTGCTTCCACCTACGGCTTTAAAATCTTTTCCATCAATATGGTCAAAGTCAACATATTTGACTGTTACTGATTCGCCTGAAAGAATAGCATCTCTAACTAATGGGTATACTTCTGAATAAGCATCTCTAGATGCTCCTACAAAACCATCAGGTTTAACTTTGTTTGAGGTTTGAGAGTTACCTAGAATGAGACAGCCAGATGTGCTTTCGTCGGTATTTCCCGAATGCCATAAAATAAAGGTAAAATTAGGTACATCGTTAACCCAAATCATACCTTTGTGCCAATCAGATCCATATCTTGCAAGATGTTTGTTATGAAAGCCACCTTCGCTACGAAGAGTTAGTTTATACAGGCCTTCAGGAATTCTTGTTTCATGTTTTACTTTTTCTTCTCTATATTCGTCTTCAATGGTATAGCAAAGAAATTTTCTTTGATTGCCTGTTACATCAAAAAGCAAACCGCTTGTAGAATCTTGTTCAGAACTAAATCTCAATACTTCTAATTGCATACTTAAAGTATTACATCATTTAGTCTGTATTACAAGTTTATATAGTTATCTTTTTAATATCTGATAATTGTGCATGCCATTTTTATTTATGGTAAAGGTAGTTATGCCTGGTTGAGAAGTTAATCCGTGAGTATTCTCTATCCACAAAGAACCACCGTCTAGTGCAGGTGTCTGAATATGTGTTCTACCATATTCCGATAAAACAGATTCGTGATGAAAATGTGCAGATAAAAGAATGTCACAATCTCCTGCGGGTAGTCCTGCTAAAGCTTGACCTTTGAGCCAAGCAAAAGCTTTACCACCTGCGTTGCCACCACCTGTTCTAAATTGATGACCATGTGCAAAAGCCATTATTTGACCGTTTACATCTAAAGTAACAGCTAATTCACTTTCAGGTATAACAAACTTAACATGACCAAAACTAGATTTATTAGAACTAATAACCCTAGCTACATTGTCTGCAATAACTAAATCATAGTTATCAGCAAAATCTGTGTATGCTTTACCATTTTTACGATTTTCTCCATGATTACCACCAACAGAAACACAAATAACTTCTTTGAATAAAGGAGCCATTGCTTCTATAACTTTTAATAAAAGATTTGTTCCTAATTGTATTTGGTCTCTTTGATTTATTTGAACTGAAAAAGTTTGCATGGCGTAGAATCCATCGCACCCTTCGACAAGATCACCTAAACAAGCTATGACACATTTATTAAATTTCACACCTTGCTTTCTTAAGGCCTTAATCCTTGCAACAGATTGATCTATACCTAGTAAAACTCTTTCTGTAACACCCTCAACGCCATCTCCATCTTCTTTTCCAAGTTGCCAGTCACTTAACGCTAGTACGAAAGCGTGGTCACCTTTTTCGGTATGCTTTTTAAATTTATGTTTTTGAATTAGGTTTACTAAAGGTGTTGGGTCATAGTAAGGATTTTGACCTTTTCTTACAATGTCAGCTTTGTAGTAGTGCATACGCTGTACTTCACCATCGCCCATATTTGTATCCCAAGCTCTGTATTGAACAGTATCGTTTACTACTTCAAAATACTCAGGGTCAAATCCCCATTCAAGTAAATGTTTATTCCATATATCATCGTCAGGCTTTACATTAGATTGAATGGTTACTGTACCTTTTTTAGTTTTATCAGACCAAGATATACCTTCTTCAGTACCTTCAGGATGAGACTTTTTTTTCTTTCTAGCGTTTTCTAAGTCTCTTTGTTTTTTAGTTAATTCTTCTAACTTATCACTAAATTCACTCATTTATATTCTGTTGCCTCCATCTTTTTACAGAAGAATCTGACACACTAAAGCCAAAGTTTTTTAATACTAAAGCTATATTTGATGCAGAATATTTTGTAACTGCGTTTAGAGCTTGGACAACTTCGTCGTACATTTCTTTATTATCATCTATTAATTCGCTTAAGATTATGTCGACTTTAGATTTGCGTTTAGAAGTAGTTCTTTTTGCTGCTTCTTCTAATGATTCTAAGAATGATACCTCGCCCTGTGTATCCGCCATTGTTATTCTTCTTCAGTAACAGGTTCTTGATTACCACCAAGAGCTTGTTGTAGAATGCCGTTAAGCCTGTTAATCTCAGCATCTCTGCTTGCTACTTCAACAGCATGATTACCAGCTTGTGTCTTCATTTCATTTAATATTGCTATTAAATTATTTTTTTCTCCAACAAGAACATTGTACTTATCTACTAAATCTTGTACTTGCTCTCCCGGAACTGACTTAGGCTCTTCTTTTGGTGTTTCTACCATAATTTCTCCTTATCGTTCACTACAGGGTCAATGATAGCACATATATTAAGTGCATACAGTATTTGAAATATAACTTTTTAATGGGTCGCCAAAAGCGAAAGGCAGGTCGTGTGGTGGTACCTGCCTTTCATTCATAACGGTGGTTATGAAATCTTATTCAGGCTTTGGATTATCTTCTTTGACTTTTTCGATAGCCTCATACCAATCACCAGTTTTATCGCCTTTATCAGCTGTCATGTCGTGAAACAACATATCTAGCTGGTCGCCGATACTAGGGTATTCTGCTTGTCGAGCTGTAATATAACCATTTTCTTGCAAGTCAAAATCGCTATTAGCTTTATCAATTACTGCTTGGTCGTATTCACCATCTGTAAACTCTCGTCTTTCGTTATTGACTTGAGCCCACATACCATCACCGCCATTAGCAGTTTTAAGTGCGTCAATCTCAGTCTGAGCTGCCGCTGTTAATTCTTCTATTGTTGCCATTTATTTCACCTCCCCCTAATTCTAACATATATATTCATACCATTACTTCTTTATACCGTACAAAGAAAATTTACCTTGTGCTATATTACCTTCATACATAAAAAATTGTATTCCTTTTGTAGCAGCTGATTGTGTATAGACACATCCGCCTTGTTGTCCACGAAGTACTGCAGCTTGACTAAGATAAGTTGTTTCCATTGAAGCGTATGTATAACCACTTGCGTTGTTAGCATTAAATATATACATAGTACTGTTAGCAGTTTCTCCTGTATCGTTACCAACATATAAATCTGTACAATAACCAAAGGTAGCATTACTACCATAAGCATCTTCATAACCTGTATTAGATATTAAAGTCTCAAAAGAAGCATCATAGTTTGCATCATTAAGAGCGTTGTTAGAAGTATCTATAAACCTAAAAAGACATGATTTTTGGTCTGAACTACCATTAACATCTGAAACTTTGACCATATAAACATCATAAGAACTATCCCATTCAGCACCACCTAAAGTTACTGTTGCTGCTGCTGACGATACAGTTACTTCTTTTATTAAAACTATACTACCTGCCATTATTTGACTCCATATACTGTAATGTGCCCACTATTGTAAGGGCGACTTCCATTTATTTCGTGCATTTGAAAACCTGTTATTCTTTCAACAGACTTATGTACACCAATACCTTTCATAGCAATTTTTAGGGCAGATGTTGTAGTATTGCTTTGATATGTAATATAAGTATAGGTATCAGAATCGTAAGGATTAAAAACACAAATTTTTGCACCTTGTCCTTCTGGTTTTTTATCTGTACTTTCTGAAAATGCTCTTAAAAATTGTGCTTGTCCTGTATTTTTTTGTTCGCTAAATGTTGTATCAGCTCTCATTATTTTATGTGCATAATCATATTCATTATCTGATATAACATTGTCACTGCTATCAATAAATCTCATATTTAAATCTGATTGATTTGTACCAACTGTTGATATACCATCTGCGTATATTTCATAGACTGAATAAGCATCACTAAATACATTAGTAACAGATGTGGTACTTTGTTCTGTTGTAATTTTTATTGATTTTATAAACTGTAAATTAGTAGCCATTAGTACCTTTTTATTCCATATAAGCTAATAGTTGAACCATCAGTAAACTGAGTTGTTCCACCGCCAATTTTAAATTTTAATTTAGTGATTGCATAGCCATACTTATTGTAAGTAAGACCTCCAAACTCACTATAAGAATATATAGAAGTGCTGTGTGCACCAATAATATGATTATTAAATTCTGTATAATTTGTAGTATCTCCTGCGTGGTACATAAGCATATAACCATTCATAGCTTGGTCTGTTTGGTCGCTTAAAGGGGTACCTGACACATAGTTATATGCACTATTATGTTGTCGCCATTCATTAAAACTACCAGTACTAAAACATCTTTGAGTGTGAGTTGAGTAGTGTGCATTAGTGTCATAACCATATTGCTCAGTGTATACATTAAAACTTAATTGTCCTGCACTGTTACTTTTTACATTGTTAAATACAAACATATGAATAGTGTAT